CTATTGTATACCACTCACAACAGCCTACATCTGAATTTTTACCCCAATTACATAGAGTTTTAGAAGCTATGAGCAATATAACTAATATAAAACCTATTATAGCTATAGAAAGAAATAATGGTGGACTACTACATTGTGAAAGATTAGCTGGACTAAATATAAAACAACTGTATACACTATTCAAAATGCCTAATATAGGGGCTATAGATATAGCTAGTCAAGGTGGTAGCAGATATGGTTGGGATACTAATATGTCAACAAGACCAGTTATGATATCTGAGCTAAGAACAGCAGTACATCAAGGGCTAGTTAAAGTGTATGATGCTATGACTTATGGAGAAATGTTGTCATTTATAGTCAAGAATGGGAAACCACAAGCTGAAAGAAATGCTCACGATGACTTAATTATGAGTTTGGCTATAGCTTGGCAAATGTATCAGATGAATTTACAGGTAGAAGTAGTGGCTACGGTTAATCAAAGCCCTGCTATAGAAGTACATAAATTCCCAGAAAACCAAATACTAGACGAATATGGATTTTACTAGTATATTGTAAATATAATTAAATTAAATATATGCTTAAATCAATATTAGAAAGAATAGGTGTCTCAGGATACAATAAACCTAAAAGAACTCCTAATCACCCTACTAAAAGCCACGTTGTAGTTGCTAAAGTCGGTGATAAAGTTAAAACTATTAGATTTGGACAACAAGGTGTACAAGGGGCTGGTAAAAATCCTAAGTCTGCTAAAGATAAAGCTAGAAGGAAAAGTTATTATGCCAGACATAATGCACAAGATGCTAAACCAAGTAAATTATCTGCTCGATGGTGGTCTCACAAGGTAAAATGGTGAGGTATGGTAGATTTATTTGATATTACTACTCAAATATCCAGACTACTTAAAAAAGCTCCTTATGGAAAACTAGATTTATCATTGATAACTCAAAATGCAGATGTAATCCAAGCTGAGATAAATGTCACTAATAAAATTTTGATAAGAAAAAATCAGAATGCACTATTTGTATTATCTGGAGAAATTGTTAGAATATTAGAAGAGCAAATAAATGGTAAGTTTACAGTAGAGTTTTGCTTCAAAAACAAAGAGGTATATAAACTCATTATTAAATACACTAAACCTATTGACTATGATGGAATATAATGAAATCAACGAAGTATGAAAACTAATCCTATTGACTTAATAAAAGAAAAAAATAAACAGATAGATGAGTTAGCTGAAATGGTTATGGATGAAAATATATCTGAAGTGGAAAAACATCAGGCTTTAGATAACTATCTTAAAGAATTAGGAGCTTTACCTAGTTTAATGCAACAGATAGACAAAATAAAAAAAGGTCCTAGTTTTGTACATAAAGATTGACAAAAGAATAATAATATATCATAATAGCCACATATGAAAGAGCCACAAGACACACAATCAATATTAAATAATTTAGCTGTTGAATACAGTGCTGCTGAAGATTATCTTAAAAAAGTTAGGGATAATTCAGATTTTAGTTGGGAACAAAAAGAAAAAGTAGCCTCAGGATTATTAGCTTCACAAACAGTTAATAAAAATAAATCTAGAGTTAATTCTAATTCACTTCTAAACCTAGTTATAGACCAAGCATCTAGAGTTATGGCTCAATTACCAACTGGTAAGGTTAAAGCTATTGACCAAGCTGATAGTGGAAAAAGCTATCTTATGCAATGTGTCTTAGAAAAATATATATTGCCTAAAGCTAATAGCCAATGGGATATGCTTACCAAGTTTAGAATGATAGAAATGTATTCTCTTATTTATGGTTCTATGCCTGCTTTAGTCACATATACTATAAAACCAAACTATATTGGACCAGACTTAGAAATACTACACCCAAGAAATGTAAGAGTACAAGCTCATAAATATTCTATTGAAGATGCTGACTATGTATTTGTAAATACACTAGTGCCAATGTCTTTCTTAACTGGAATATTAAAAAGAGAAGAAACTGTTTATAATAAAGAAGCTGTAAAAGATTTGTTAGAAGCCTGTAAAGATAGAAGACCAAGTATAGATGAGGAAGATAAAACTTATGAGCAGAAACAAGATTATACAGAACAATCTAAGGGACAGATAGCACTTACAACTAAATATTCTAAAAATAGATGGATAGTATATAGCCGAGAACATAATATTATAATTAGAGATAGTAAAAACCCTAATGAAGATGGTGAACTACCTGTAGTTATGAAATACACCTATCCTTTACTAGATAGAATTTATGGACTAGGATTATTTGATAGAGGAAAGAGTATAGCTTTTGCTATGGATAGTTTAACAAATATGTACTTAGATAGCGTGGCTATGTCTATACACCCACCTTATGTATACAATAGAGCTGGGATAGACCAGACAACCTTAAAAATGGGACCAGGAGCTTTAGTTGCAGAGCTTATACCTAATTCATTAAGACAGTTAAACATATCTCCAATAGGGACTAACACATATCAGGGAGTAAGTCAAGCACTAAAAGCTCAATTGCTTAATATGGCAGCAGCTACTGATACAACAGTTGCAACAGGACAGGATATAGAAATGGGTAAAACTCCAGAAGCTATAAGACAACAAAGAGATAGACAAGGAGCTAGAGATAACTGGGATAGAGGGATGATGGAAAAGTTTGTAGAAAAAGTCTATTCTAAGATGGTGACTATAATGTCTAAAAAACAAACTGTGCCGATAGATATAGAAATCTTTGATGAAGATATACAGAAAATACAAGAAAAATATCCAGATGCAGATTTAGCAGTATTCGATAGTGGGGAGACCGCAACATTAAGAGTAAGTCCAGAAGAATTAAATGATGAAGAAAAATCTGTAAAGTATAAATTCATAATAGACAATGGAACTACATTAAGAAAAGATGAAAGTATTCAAAATGAAACATTGTTAGGAATTATAAATGCTTATGCAGGAAACCCAGCTATTGAACAGGCTATGCTAAAAGATGGTAAAAGATTAAATATGGCTGAAGTATATAAAAGATTTGTACAGACTAGTGGTGTTGAAAATCCAGATAAACTATTTGAAGATGTAGAAGAAGAACAACCTATGCCAGAGCCAGGTATGATGCCAGAAGATATGATGGCTATGCAACAGCAAATAGCACCAGAAGAACAACAACTAATGCAATAATATGAATGACGAAAATATCCCAGTAGACATTGATTACTTCTATAACGAAGTAGCTTTACCAAAAGAAGAAGCAAACAAAGATGCTTTTAATATATACAATATGTATCACAGCAAAGGCTGGACTATATTTGAAAATTATGTTAAAGCTATTAAAGAAGCTACTGTCTATGATAGTAAATTAAAAGACCCAAATGAAAGTTTAGAAAGTTATGCTGCTAAAAGATTATCTGCAGATGCAGTATGCGATACTTTAGACCAAGTTGTAAATTATGTTAAATCAATAGCTGAAAATTATAAAGATTAAATATGGAAAATAATTTAGAGCAAATAGAAATAAATGTGCCACTAGTAGACAAATTTAATGTTTCTGATATAAAATGGAAACAGCAGGGATATCAACTAATAGGTACAATGCCTAATGGTATGCAGTTTGGAACTAGAATAGATAGTAAATTAAGATTAATAGGAGTAGACGAAAACAATAAGCCAAAGTTCAAAAGAATTGATATGTAGTCTCTTACGAGAGATTACTACCAGTTCTGTTGAAGAAGGCTGGGGAGCGGACGACCCCTCCACAAGCGAGGTCAGATATAAACTAAGATAAATCCTTATGGACGAGTCAGAACAATTTGCAGAAGATATATTGGGTTCTCAACCTGATGTAAACTCAGAAGACACTTTGGACGAGTCATTGACGAATGAGTCAGAAGAAATGGAAACTGAAGATTACGGAACTCAAGAGGAGTCGCAAACCTCAGAAGAGCAATCAGATGCTCAGCAGGAAGAAACTGAGACAACAGAGAGTAATCTCACACCTGAAGACCAACCTAGACGAACAAATCGTATTCAGAAAAGAATACAAGATTTATTAGCACGACAAAATAGTTATGCTCAAGCTAGG